TTTTTAGCCCACCCACTTGTATAGAGCCTGTCAGCATTATATAGTGGGCTTTTTTTTTTGCAATAATATTTATGGAACAACAATATATAAACTCTAAACTGTATGCGATACTTCTTGAGAAAGGGGGTTATCAGTTGATTGCTATGTATGCAATGTTGTTAAATGGTAGAGAAGGTAGTCACTATTATGCTCCATATAAAAATTCAAATAATAAAATAACTAAAGGTAAAAGACTTATATCAAAGAAATCTGGTGTAAGTCTTACTGCGTTAAATAACCACCTACAAACACTATTGGATATGGATGTTTGTCATTTCACAGAGAATGGGGGTTTTTTCATGAATGGTAAAAAGTCAATTAATAATAAATATAAAAAAAACAAAAGAGTTCCTATACAAATAGGTAAAAATCTTAGAATTACAACAGGTAATGCAATGGCAGTTATGTTGTATTCTAACGCTTACAGTCAAATGAAAATGATTGATAAAAAGAAAGCACTAGGCAAAGCATTAAGGCGAACAGAGAAGGGTTTACCCGTTTCTGTTAATCTAAATAATCTAATCCTAAAAGCCCATAAAGAGGGTATGGGGTTAGATAATTTACACAAGGTGGAAAATATCATATTATCAAATCAAGGAATTGTAAAGATTGTAAACAATGTAGAATACGCTAACAATAAAAAAGACATTTCAAGAGGTGGTTACATTAGAAAAATGATGGAAGATAGGGGTCTTATGTTCTCAAGGAGGAGGTATAAAACTTTATGGGATAAAACTATCTCTTATGAAAAATACCTTTCTGTTAAACCGTTTTTTGAAAATGAGTATGGTTTTGTTACTTACAAAAATGGGAGAATAAAAAAACCTATAGCTTCTGAAATTATGTTACCTAATATGAAGCATTCTATTGAGTACAATACTGAAGCTATTCTTAAAAACTATGAGAAGTCTACTTCTCTGCCGAAGGTTAGTCAGAATGAAAATCGTTTGCAAAAAACAGATGCTTTATGTAAAGTACAAAAAACAAGTAAAAAAGTTACTTTCTCTAGCGGAGAAGTTGACTTTATAGGTTGGTTAGAGGCAAATCCTGAAATAAATAAAAATACTTACAAAGAATATGATAGAAATATACACTGATGGTTCTTGTTACCCCAATGACGGTACAGGAAACGGAGGATACTCATTTGTTGTCGTAGAAGATAATGAACTTGTCCATAAATACAGTAGAAAAGAGTCTCCAACTACAAGTAATAGAATGGAGATTCAAGCGATAATAGATGCTATTTACTTTATAGAAGAAGAATTGCAGGGCGAGGATGTAGTAATATATTCCGACAGTAAATACTGTGTACGTGGATATAATGATTGGATATATAAGTGGAATAATCGTAATTGGAAAACAAGTATGGGTGGAAACGTGCAAAACCAAGATTTATGGAAAGAGTTATACAAACTAAAAGGTTATAAACTTAAATGGGTGAAAGGTCATGCAGAAAACCAGTGGAATAATTTAGCAGATGAACTAGCTAGTTATAAAAATTATGATGATATATAGTAAATATATTAAATAATTTCGCTATATTTGTGATATTAAGATACTTAATTAAAATTACAAATTATGCACACCTTCACAGAAGAACAACTTGTAGAGATGGGTTTTACAAAAGAAAACTCATCAGAACTAGACAGAGAGAGCCCAAGTTTTTATTACTATACTTTTGCATCAGACAGTTCGGAAACCCTGATAACAAATGCAAGTGACAATTTAATCAACGGAAAGTATAAAGTAGAGATGTTCAATGTACTTGTTGGTAAACCTTTGTCAGAAGATTTTATAAAATCTTATATAAAAGAATTTACTATATAATGAAAGGACCTGTACCATATCCAAGACAACAAGAGGCAATAGATAAAATGGTATCTTTTGTTAAGAGTAACTCTAAAAAAAAGGGTATATTCGTATACCCTGTAGCTTTCGGTAAATCTATTGTAATAGCAAATGTTGCTACTAAATTTCCTGATAAATATTTTATAAATATTTGCCCCAACAAAGAGTTGACATTACAAAACAAAAAAAGGTATTGTTCTTATGGTTATGAAGCATCTATTTGTTCTGCTTCTTTAGGAAAAAAAGAATTAAGTCAAGTTGTTTTTGGAACTATAGGTACACTAAAAAAATACTTGTCCTTCTTTAAAGATAAAGATGTTGTTGTATTAGCAGATGAGTGTCAAAATAGCTGTCTGAAAGGTTCACAGTTAGATAAATTCATAAAAGGTATTAAAAAGTGCAGCGTAGTAGGAACAACAGGTACTCCTGTAAGACTTGCTTCGGGTATGAATGGTACAGAATTGAGAATGATGAATAGGATGAGAGATTGTTTCTATTCATCTATAGAAGATATTGTACAAATATCTGAAGTCATAAAAGAGGGTAGGTGGTCTAAGTTATTATACGAGGTAGAAGATATTGACGACAAGTACCTAAAGTTAAATACAACAGGGGCTGATTATACTGTAGAGTCATTAAAGAAGTTTTCAGAAGCAAATGGGTTGGTAGATAAAGCTGCTGCTGCTGTAAATAAGTTGATAAAAGAGGGTAGAAAATCTATACTAGTTTATATGCCTTTTATAAAAGACGCTATAGAGCTAGAGAAAAAACTAAATAACGCTATCGCCATACATAGCGATACACCTAATATAATTAGAGAAAGAGGAGTAGAAAGTTTTTTAAAAGGGGACTTAGAAGTGCTTATAAACTGCATGATATATGTAGAGGGTTTTGATTACCCTGAGCTATCTGCTATTGTACAAGCACGACCTACAAATTCTATAAATCAATGGTACCAATCAATAGGTAGACTTACAAGGATACATCCATTAAAAAAAGATGGAAAAGTAATAGATTTATCAGGTAATTTTAATAAGTTTGGTAAAATAGAGGGACTTAGATTTGAAGATATACCTAACTATGGTTGGGCTATGTTAGACGAAAATGAAAACTTGTTGACAAATTATCCTTTGGTGTCTAAAATAAGACCTACAAAACAGAGTTTGATAAACGCAGGAATTAAAAAAGAAAAACCTAAATATATAACCTCAGATTTTAAATTTCCTTGGGGTAAATATAAAGGACGTAGCTTACTAGAGCTATCAAAAACAAAAGAAGCACCAAAGTTACTAGGCTATTGCAGTTGGTTATTAAAGCAACATGAGAAAGGAGATTTTATATTAAAAGAGTCTGTTTATACTCCTGTAAAGAACTATCTAGAGAATCATGCTAAAAACTTTACAGGAAAAGCTAAGAGCACGACTATTAAATTGGATATACCTAGTAAATTATTTTAAAATTTGAAAAATAAAGTTTACATAATCGTTATAACAGAAGGCTATGGAGTGTCTTACAGGGAGCATAATCAATTTTCAACACAAAGTAAAACTTACGCAGAAAAGTGGGTTAAACAATTTAATAGGATTGTAGAAAATCACGAAGAAAGGTGTAAGTCATTCATGCAATCAGATTCATATATTAATAGCGAAAAAGAGTTCTCTACACACGAGTATATATCTTATCAACAACCAGTAGCTTCAATAGAAGAATTAGAATTAAGACAAAGGTAAAGGAAAAATAATAAAGCGTATGAAAACCAAACACATAAAAGAGTATAAAGGAGGATTAAATAAAAAGGATTTAGAAGAAGCTATCTACTATTTATTTAAACAAAATCCAACTAAAGGTAAAAAACCGTACGGAGAATTTACTAGAAAAGATATAACAGAATATGTTCAAAGTCTTTTCGACAATGCTTACAAAAAGACTTCACTATGAAGTATTCTAAAAAAGGTTGGGAGAAAAGAAAGAAAGACAGAGAAGGATATAAAGAGTTTTTTGAAAAATGCGTAAATAGGATAAAAAACGAAAATTTGCATTGCAAAGAATGTGGAGCAAAATTACAAGGAAATATAAGTGAAGTGGCTCATGTATTAGGGAAATCTTACTTTAAATCTATTGCCACACACGATTTGAATTGGATACCTCTTTGTGGAGCTTATAGTAAAAAACAATGTCATTCAAATTTTGATAATTTTTCAATAGAAAAGTTTAAAAAAATGTTGTGTTATTTAGAAGTAAGTCGTATATTTACAAAGTTAGAAAAAGTAATAACAGAAAAAATAACTTATAAAACTTACGATAAATATACAGATTAATTTATGGCAGATTTAAAAGACATACTGAGAAAATTAAACAAAGGTAAAAAAGAAGAAGATAAATTAGGTGTATTAGGTAAAACATCTTTAGTAAGAGGTACTATATCTACGGGAAGTCCTTACTTAGACTACCTCACAGGTGGAGGTTATTTAGACGGAGGTTACAACACAATAGTAGCTGATGGAGGTACAGGTAAGAGTTCTATGGCACTATTGGCTTGTAAACATACCATAGATGTAAAAGGAAAATATGCAGTCTATTTAGATGGTGAAAGTACACTCAATGATTCCTATATAGACAGAATGGGTGTAGATAGAGACAAGCTTATAGTAAAAAGGGGAAGAAATTTAGAGGAAATGTTAGATAATGCAGAAGCTTTTTCTACAGCAGACGACGTAGGTATTATAATATTTGACTCTATACTTATTTTTACAGCAACATCTGTAGAGGAAAAATCAGCAGGAGACAATTCAATGACAGTAGAAGCTAGGAGGTATGCAGCAAGGATGCCGATAATAGAGGGTAATTGTGTACCTAGAAATATAGGTATGATAGGATTAACATCTTGGAGAGAAAAGCCAGGAGCAATGGGAGACCCTAGATACCTCTCTCGTGGAAATTGGCAATACACTATGAACAATACTTTTCTAGATTTAACAAGAAAAAAGTTTATTTTTAACGATTTAGGGGAAGAAATAGGACACACATTAGATGTACGTGTTAAAAAAACAAAAAACTCTACCTATGACCCCAAAAAAGCCTACAATTTAAACTTCTACTACGATGGAGGTTTCGATAAAATAGAAGAATATGGTAGGTTATTTCTACAATTAGGTATAGTTAGTCAAGGAGGAGCTTGGATTACTTACCCTGATGTAGAAGGTGTTTTACAGAAGGCTTCTGGCATAAGTGGGTTCTTAGAAATTATTTCAAAAGATGAAAAGTTATTTGATTTCTTAAAAGAAGAATATAATAAGGTTATTTCAGAGTAGTATGAGGAAGTTAGATGAGATAATAGAGGATTTCGAGAACAATAGAGTTTCTTTCAAGGTGTTTAGAGATAAGAAAGAGTTAAGTAAAAACACTTTACTAGAGTATCAAGCAAGGTTTGTTGATATAAAAGCAGAACTCAGACCTTTTAAAAAAGAAATGGTAAAACAGTGGATACGTAGAGACGACAAAGCAGCTACGGCAATCAAGTTTAGGATAGCTATTGCAATACATAAAGGAGAATTTAAAGATGGAGAAGGTAAATTAATTTATGATGCTTGTAGTATAAATGCTGCTGAAAAATTTGCGAGTGGCTCAGATCAATATAAAGATTTCGTAGACCAAAGAAGTTTTTATAAAGAAAGTTTGACTAACATAAATGATGTAAGGAACGATTGCGATAGCTTTGCAAATTTAATAAAAGATATTTTAAAAACAATTCAGTAAATGCCAAAAGAATCAATAATCACAGAAGACTTTTTAAACTTAGCAAAAGCATATTTAAAAAACACAAATAATATAACTAAAGTCGCAAAAAAATGTTGTGAAAAGTTAGATTTAACTTATGATGACAATTATAGAAGATCTTTGAGTACAAAACTAAAAACTAAAAAGCTGACAGAAAATAATATTGTCATAGAAAACTCTAAAGACTTCATAGCTGCTAAAAAAAGAAAGCTTGACAAAAGAAGAAAGACTTTTTTAATTTCGTGGGCACAGAATGAGACACCTGTACATGAAAACTTTTTTAAAAACATAGTAGCATACTCTAATCACTTGAAAGCAGGGTTGCATATTATCGCAGGGAGATACAAAAACCCTACTTCGGTTTTTACCGATCAAGATAAAGATACTTGGGTAAAAGAGGTATTACCGTACTTAGATGCAAACAGACATAACCTACATGACCATTTGCAAGTATTGTCTGATATTAAAGTATCCCCTACTGCATCCACACCTTTATCAGGATTAAATGGTGTCACAGGTTTAGAAAGCTGTATTATTGGACACCCAAGAATGCATTTAAAAGCGTTACCTGTATTGAAAGGTTATCCTAATAAGTTGTTATTATCTACAGGAGCATGTACGGTATCTAATTACACCGATAGTAAAAGTGGTAAAAAAGCAGAGTTCCACCATAATTTAGGAGCCGTGATTGTAGAGTTAGACGGAGAACACTTTCATATAAGGCAAATTACAGCAGATGATAACGGTGACTTTTATGACTTATTTAAAAGAGTTAAAAAAGGAAAAGTAAAAAATAATAAAAAAGGTTGTGAAGTAGCAGTATTAGGTGACTTACATATACATCAAATGGATAAAGAAGCTGTAAAAGATTCTTTTGATATTTTAGATATAATGAAACCAAAACATACTGTTATTCATGATATTTTTGACGGAAAGTCAATTTCTCATCATACTAAAAATTATCCTTTTCAACTGTTAGATCTTGAAGAAAGTGGGTCAGATAATGTGGAAAAAGAGATAAAAGAAATGCTTGATTGGGTAAAAGATAAAAAGAAGTATAATCTTGTAATACCCGCAGCAAATCACAATGATTGGTTAGACCAATGGTTAGACAAGACAGATTGGAGGAAAGAGCGTAATAAAAAAGCTTATCTAAAGTATGCAAACATAAAAGCGGAAGGTAAATCTAAAAAAGGTTTAGTAGCATATTTATTAGATGAAGAATTTGGAGAAGAGGTAGTTACTTTAGACTATAATGGGAGTTATAGAGTACTAGATTGGGAATTGGGATTGCACTATGATAAAGGTGCTAATGGGTCTAGAGGTAGTATGATTCAGTTTAAAAATTTAAACACAAAGTCTATAGGAGGGCACGGTCACTCTGCTTTCAGAATAGATGGAAGTTTGGCAGTAGGTACTTTAACAAAAATGGATATGGGGTATAACAAAGGGCTTAGTTCATGGACATGTTCAAATGTATTAGTTTACCCAGACGGTAAAGCACAACATATACATAGGGTAAATAATAAATTTCACAGGTAATGAAAAAAGAACAAATACAACAGGTTTATAAAATTGCAGAAACTTACTTTATGAAAAGTAAAAAGTATCAAGTTTATTATGAAGAATTAAGTAAAGATTTGATACAAATAGCTTTACAAATATGTTATAATGGAGAAGTGATATATAATGAAGATGGTTCAGTAAAAAGAATTGAATAAAAATTCAAGACATTAGGTTTTATTTTTGAAAAGTAGTATATTTGTAATATAACAAAGTATATAAAAAATAACTAGGTAAGTGTCAAGCCTATAATTTTGACGCATTTAATTAACACAACTCTAACCTGAGAGTAGCTCTAAATCAACACGTTACTTTTCATACACCAAACGTTGTGTGTAATACGAAAAAACAGTATGGAGAATACAAATGAATTGAAATTGGAAAATTTAGTAGCTCTTACGCAACAGGAGTTAGTAAAATTTACAGAAGGAAGACCTTTTAGAATAAATCATCCAAAAAAAGGAATATGTATACCAGATACAAGACGTGCATATATAAACACTTTCGGAAAAGAATTAACCGAAGAAGAAAAAAAATTATTTCAGTAATTCTGTGATAGTATCTTTTACATTTTCCAGAGTTTTTAAGAGCATTGGTTCATCAAGGTACTTTGGATAATTTAAATTAGAACCTATACCATAATATTTAAAAAGGGATTCTGATTCAGAGTTTAATAAATGTTTTTTATTTATAGATTTATCACTTTGTAGGTAATCATCTACTTGACTTTGGAAAGTATCTAAAATAAATTCCTTATGGTTTTGAAAGTTTCCTTTAATTGCGAATTGAATATCTTTAATAAGAAAAGTATGTTGATATCCAGTTTGAGTGATTGAGAATTTACCATCTGAATAACGTAAAAGTACTACACACAACAAAGTATATAAAAAATAACTAGGTAAGTTCACAACCTAAAATTTGTGAGCATTAATTAACAACAATCACAACTCGAAAGTAACTCTAAATCAACACGTTACTTTTCATATACCAAACGTTACCCACAATAAAAAAGTAACAGTATATAAAAGAGTTGTTTAAATAATAAAAAATAATGATGGGTAGTAAAAACAACTCAGAATTTAAATCTAAAATTGAGTTTGTCGATAAAACGGACTCAAGATTACCAAAAGGGTTTAAATACGACACATACAAGTGTGCTATTATAGAAAGTATTCAACAACAATTCTTTCATTTAGAAAGAATGATAAGTGTAACTAAATCACCATGTAAGATTACACTTGAAGTAGATTATGAAGCTGACAATTTCAATGAGTTTGCTTATTATTTTCTTCCCAAGTCTTAATAGAACTTTCTATATAGGTATAAAGCTCTTTACTATGAGATTTAGACATAAAGAAACATTTATACTTAGTAGGCAGATGTCCAGAAATAACTTTTGGAAACCCTGAACAGTACTCATCAAATTCTTTAAACTTGTTGAATACATCTATACGTAAATGACCGAATAAATTACCATCAGATCGATTAAAATTATCGATATAAGATTTAAAATGCTTTTTTAATACTTCTTTCTTTTTGATAATATCTTTTTCAAATTCAGCAATTGCTTCGTCGTAACTCATAATATAAAAGTTTTGTGCTAATATAAAAAATATAAACGTAAGCTACTCCTGTTTTTCGGACTCAACTCAAACGAAACTGTTGCGTGTGACGGACAAAAAGAACTATTCTGTGAATATTTAAAACAGGTAAGTAAGTTGACAAGTGTTTATAAACACTACGGTATAGAACAACCTATTAACCAAGTTAATAAAAATAAATAAAAAATGAATAAAGAAGAAGAAAAGATAAGGGTAATGAAAGAAGCCTCTACAATTAGAGATATGCTAAATTCAATAGACTATCTTATTAAAATAAATAACATTCCAATATCTTTGGATTGGAAACCAACGTATAGTGACCCAGATTTACATTACTTATTTGAATCGTGTGGAGGAGTTTACATAACAAGAGATGATGATTAATTTTTTACAATTAAGTCGCTTACATAACTCTCTAAAGAAGTTACTTTCTCTGTAATTTTATCACTACAATCAAAGTTAAATTGTGGAACCATGTTTTCTTTGGTATCAGTAAAAAGGAGTAGCATTTTATTATATTTTTTACGAAAGTCAGAGATATCGTCTTTGAACTCGTTATACAATAAGTTTCTTATATTACCATTAGATTTATTTTTTCATAAAACACAGTTAATATGGCATATTGGAAATACAATAACAAAATAATTAAAACATTATCAGATTTACCTAAAGAGTTACAAAATTCTTATGGTTTTGTTTATAAAATAAGCATAGAGAATGAAGGTAAGACTCTAGTTTATTATGGGCAAAAGACAATAAAGACAGATGCAAAAAGAATTGTAGGACAGAGAGAATTAAAGGAAAGAGGTAAGAAACCTTTCAGAAAATACAAATCTAAAAAAGGTAAGAAAAAAGGGCAATGGGTGTATTATGAAGAGGGTAAAGAAGAAACTTGGAAAGATTATAACTCGAGCTCGGATATAGTTAAAGAGTTAATAGGTAAAGGAGCAAAATATAAAAAAGAAATACTTGAGTTTTCAAGCAAAGCTTTGCTTAACTACAAAGAACACTGTTGGATTTTATGTGAAAAATGTATGGAAACAGAGGATTGTTTAAATCTAAAAATTGGTAACTTTTTTTCAAAAAATATTCAAAACGCAATGAAAAAAGAAAAATAATATGTATCTTTGATTATCAAATGGATAATAAACAATATAGAAAAATAAGGAAACAAAACAACTTTTTATTTGCTTATTACAATAGTAAGGGAGGTTTGATAAGAAAAGAAAAAGTATTCCTAGAAATGTTTCACCAATGGTGTAGTCTTATTTTAGGTGTACCGCCACAAATAAAAGAAGTTTTGATAAAAAAAGAATTAGACAAAAAACATAACTATAATGAATGAAACAAGAGAGAGTAATTTAGAAGTAAGTGTCCCTAAACATTTAAAATCTACAGATTTTACAAAAAAAATACTAGATAAACCTACTACACCACATTACGATTGTAAAAAAATACAACCTTTAGAGTACATATTAGCTAATGATTTAGATTTTTGTGAAGGTAATATCGTAAAATATGTAACTAGGCATAAAGAAAAAAACTTACAGAAGAAGCAAGCAAGCGATTAAAGGATGCAGAAGATAGAGCAGAACAAGCTTCTAAAGAGATACAAGAAAAAGATGAACAAGGAAATGATGCAACGTGGTACAGAAATTTAGGGCTACCTATACCTAAAGGGTTAATAGATCCTGAAAGTGATGATACTTTCTTTAAAGAGACGGTAGAGTTTGAAGACGAAGACTATGTACAGGTCAAAAAAGATTTTTTATGTGACATAGACGCTGTTTGGTACTTTTGTGAATCTGATATGGGAACTATAGCTTTTTATAGTACTTCTGTGGCTATTATGGTAGAGGAAAGTATTGAAGAAATAAATAAAAAAACTTGCACAGTATGGCAAAGATTACTATCTTTGTTTGTATAACAAATAAATATTAAATTAAGATGGCAGCAGAACAAAGCTCAGGAACAACAGGAAGAAAAATTTATTACCCGATAGCATACGGTATGTTATCCACGAGAGAAAAGCAACCTTTAGAAGGGGCGGAAGAAATTAGCTTAGAAGATTTAAAAGCAAAAACTCTTGCGGTTGAAAACATAGATTTGCGTAATAAATATGTAAAAAAAGACGGTGAATATCCTTACCAAAATTTCTATAGCACTATTACAGGAAACATAATGTCTATAGAAAAGGATAAGTATGACAAAGGTACAAACTTAAAAGTAACCATACAAGATAAAGATGGAGATCAAAGTATTTTACAAACACCTTTTTACGGAAAAGTTTCTACAGATTTATTAAATAGATTAGCAAGTTTTGAATCTTTTAATAGTACAATAGTTTTTGCACCTTATTCGGTACCTTCTGAGTTTGAGGATGAAGGTAGAAAAGTAAAGTTTTATAATTCGGGTGTTTCTTTAAAAGTAAATGGAACAAAAATAGCTAGAAGATTTAAAAAAGAAGACGGTTTACCTGGTTCTGAAAGAGTGCAAGATGCACAAGGAAATGATGTGACATCTAGAGTTAAGCAAATAAATTGGTTGTGGGAAAAAGTTGAAAAAATCACTATTCCAATTGGGGAAGAAGGTGTCTCTAAATCGAAGCAAGAGCCATTAGCAACTGGTGGAGTGACAGATGATAGCCTGCCCTTTTAATTAATAAAAACTAAAAATACCGCCATTAAGTTGGCGGTTAAATATATAAATAATGACAAAAGAAAAAGATTACACAAAGTACAGATTTAACTCAACTGATTGGTTACAATTAACAAAAACAGCTTATTCAGAATTAAAAGAATTTTGTAGTGCAGCTCAAAGCACACCTAAATTTTCAAAAATACCTTACAATGTTGATTGGGGTTATAAAGAATTAGGAGATGACAGCATAGATATGTTAGTGTCAAATGTCATGGCTATCAGAGAATACATAGAGAAAGTAAAAAACTTAGATATAGAAAGAAGTGCTCCGCTTAGATATTCTAAGTTACACAATAAGACCTTTAAAAAATTAACTAAAAAAGTTTCAGAAGAAAAATTAGCCAAAGATTATCATGACGCTTTTGATTTGGAAGCAACTAAAAAAGGAGTAAAAGCTGTGGCAAATAAATTTGCATTAGTTGCATTTGAATTAGACGGACTTTTTTCAGAAATACACACAACAAATGTAGATTTAGGAAGAGGTTTCATAGAAGAAGAGAAAAAAGAACTCGTAAAAGCTTAGAGATGAAAGCAAGAAGTGAGTACAACATACTATTGGATTTGGGAGAGTTAGAGGAACTTTACCCAAATCTAACAGGTGTTTGGGAGCAAGATAAAGAAAAGTTTATCGCAATATGGGAACAAAACCAAATTGTTTTAAACGAACTGAATGTAAATGGAGAACAAGAGTGCTAAACAATTATTGAAAGAACATTTTAAAAAACACCACTGTAATATCGATGAAAATGGTGTCGAGTGGATTCTTTCTTTGTTAGAGGTAAAAACTGATAATTCCTATATGGAAATAATTAGAGATTTTGGTATAAATGTTACGGAAGTGTTAGTTCTCTACTTTAGTGATTTAGAAAAATTTGAAATTTGTGTTAAATTAAAGAATAAAATAAGTAAATATAAGACAATAAGTCAGTAATTATGGGCATAGTAAAAATAGTAAAAGAAAATCATGTTTGGCTTGTAAAAGAACAAGGTAAAAAAAAGAAGTTTGAACAAACTTCTACAGGATTATTAAAAGATTCAGAAGTATATACAACAGATTCCCAACAAATAGGTGTCATAATACAACCATCTGTACAGTCTAAGTCAAAAGGTTATCTAGAAGGAGAGAGAGTACTTTTACCACCGCTTACTAAAATGAGTCCTTTCAAAATAAATGGAGAAGAGTATTACCTCATGCCACATACAGAGATACTTTCTGTCTTATAACAACAAAATATATAAAAAATAAAGGTACAGTCGGTTGCCTACAATTTCGACATTTTAATTAACAACAACCACAACTCATAAAGCATTGGTTTTCAACCCTTTACTTTTCATATACCAAACGTTACCTCACAATAAAAAAGTAACCGTATATAAAAAAGTTGTTTAAATAATAAAAATATGAATACTAAAGAAAATGACAACTTGGAACTTGAAGAAGGTACTTTCTATAATAAAGTATTAAAACTATGTAAGGGAGAGAATTGCTTTATGGTAAAACATACTTTAGGATTAGTAATAGATAAAATAGACCATATTTCAACTGTTAATTAAAAATTTGATATCATCCACTGTTTGAGTTACTATTTTATTTGTGCCGTCTAAAAAACATATTATAGTATTTCCACCACCTTTATTATCGGAATGAAAATAAAATTCTCTGATACTTGAAATAAGTACGGTAAACGTTTTTCGGACTCAACTCAAACGAAACTGTTGCGTGTGACGGACAAAAAGCACGTAAATTAATAACTGTACAGAAAATATTATGCTAAATAAATTATGATTGACGAAACAAGAGCTATATATTCAATAGCACAGCAAGTAAAAAAGCAATTAGAGTCTTTAGAAAGACTAATTAGCAATTCTGGATTCCCTATTAGTATGGAGTGGAAATTCAAAGATGAAAAAAAATTGACAGAATTAGATGAGTCTTTTATTGAACAGTTTCTAAAAAATTATTAATCAGTTCATCATAGTAATCACGAACATCTCTCGCATGT